AATGGGGCATACGAGTTGGACGAGTGACTGGAGTTCTGACGTGTGCTCTTGCGATCTCAAGAACTCTCCGACCACGCTGCCCATGGGCGGCGGCAAGGGCGGCTCCGACTACAACCCGAAGGGCCGTTCCGACGCTGAAGTGATGCGTTTCTGCCAGGCGTTCATGACCGAGCTGTGCCGCCACATCGGCCAGTTCACCGACGTTCCCGCCGGCGACATCAACGTGGGTGGCCGCGAGATCGGCTACCTGTTCGGCCAGTACAAGCGCATCCGCGACGAGTACTCCGGCCTCCTGACCGGCAAGGGTCTGGAGTTAGGCGGCTCGCTCGCCAGCACCGAGGCCACAGGCTACGGCGTGTGCTACTACACCCAGGAAGCCCTGCGCGTGCTGAAGAACGACTCCTTCGAGGGCAAGACCGTCGTGGTCTCCGGCTCCGGCAACGTGGCGATCTACGCCGTGCAGAAGGCCGAGGAGCTGGGCGCCAAGGTCGTCACCGTCTCCGACTCCAACGGCTATGTCTACGATCCGAACGGCATCGACGTGGCCATGGTCAAACAGATCAAGGAAGTCGAGCGCGGCCGCATCAAGGAGTACGCCGAGCGCGTGCCGTCCGCCGAGTACCACGAGGGTTGCTCCGGCGTGTGTACCGTGCCGTGTGACATCGCGTTGCCGTGCGCCACCCAGAACGAAGTCAACGGCGAGTCCGCCGAAGCTCTGGTGAAGAACGGCTGCAAGGTCGTCGTCGAAGGCGCGAACATGCCGTCCACCCCGGAGGCCATCGAGGTCTACCAGAAGAACGGTCTGCTGTACGGCCCAGCCAAGGCGGCGAACGCCGGTGGCGTCGCCGTTTCCGGCCTGGAGATGAGCCAGAACAGCTACCGTCTGTCGTGGTCCTTCGAAGAGGTCGACGCCAAGCTCAAGAACATCATGGAGACCATCGTCGCCGACTCCCTGGCCGCCGCCAAGGAGTACGGCCACGAGGGTGACCTGATGCTCGGCGCCAACGCCGCCGGCTTCGTCAAGGTCGCCAACGCCATGGTCGCGCAGGGCATCCTGTGATCGCGTAGGCGCGTAACGTTTGGCGCGCATTCGCGGATAACGCGAAGGCCCGCCGAAACCAGTATTCGCATTGGTTTCGGCGGGCCTTTCGTGTCCTGCAGCAGGTTTGGCCACCCCAGTCGCTTCGCGACAGCTCCCCGCCAACGGGGGCGGCGCGCGATCACCGGGTCGCCATCATGTCGATTGCCCCCGCATCCGGAGAAAGTCACATCCCGCAGGCCAGAAACGGGACCTTTACGGGATGAGGCACGGGCTGCCACCAACCCCGCGCTCTCAAAACTCGCAGATACAAGGCTAAATCCAACAAAAACGGCCCGTATCTGCGAGTTTTGAGAGCGCGATTCCCGCAACAACGAAAAATGCGGGCGGGAAGGCTCCTCTAGGGAGCATCCCGTCCGCATCAAGCGCCCCATGCAATCAGTCGTCACGACATGCCGGCGGGGAATGATGGCCGCCACCGATTTCTCAGCGGCGGCCATCCCGACATGCCAGAATCTTGGGATGGCGGCTCGCGCCTTACTCGGCGCGGCGACGCAGCAGCACCACGCCGGCACCGGCGGCCAGCAGCAGGACCGCGGCCACGGCGAACGCCATCGTCGAGACACCCGTCTTGCTCAGGCCGCTCGTCTCGGTGGCATCCACCTTGCCGTTCGGGCTCGGCTTGACCGCCGGCTCCTGCGGGCCGGGCTTGGTGGACAGCTCCTGCGGGTCGGGCTTCTCGCCATCAACCTTCACCAGAGCCTTCCGGGCGGCCTGCAGCGCGGCAAGCGCGTCAGCCACCTGGGCGGGAGTCGCGTCCTCGTCGGCGGCGACCTTCTTCGCAGCGTCGAAGGCGGCCTGGAACGCATCCCAGCCGGACTCGTACTTGTCCTCGGTCAGCTTTTCGGCGGCGGCGATCGCGTTGTTCAGCGCGGTCTTGTCGGCGGCCTTGACGCTCACTTCGAAGGTCTTGGAGTACTCGGTGTCCTTGAGCGTCACCGTGAACGTGGCCTTGCCGACCTTCGCGAACGGCTTCGCGTAATCCACAACGGCACCATCGGCGTCAACCGCGGCAACCCTACTGCCAAAAGGCCTGAAAGCCTAAGCTCCTGCGACTGGGCTTGAACCAGTGACCGTCCGATTAACAGTTAGAAAGTCTGGTAGAATGGCACTTGGAGCGATTGGGCAAAACGGCTTCATTCCAACGGTTTCACCGTACTTAGGATGTACTTAAACCGTAAGTAAGAGGTAAATGGAAGTCAGAGAATGTCAGAGAATGGGGAGAGGCAGGGAGGCAATCATGGTGCGCAAAGCAAGAAACGGCATCGTCTACCCATATCGGGTCGAACGCCGGAAGAGACTGTCCGACGGAACCGTAAAAATCTACGCCAGCTACGAGTTCAAGATCGACGGCAAGGCATACAGCCGCAAAAAATACGCTGACGCCAACAAGCGACTGACGGAACTGCTACAGGAACGGGCCAGATTCGGCAGCGCCAACAACAGCTCCGTCACGCTCGGCGCATACGCCGAACAATGGCTCGAACGCCGCGAACGCGACGCGGACCCGAAAACGTTCGCCAACTATCGGACCATCGTCCGCAAGCACCTGCTCCCATACCACCGGCAGAAACTGGCGAACCTGACCAGCGGGGCGTGCGACCGCATCGTCAACGGCCTGCGCATAACCAAGAGAGTCAACGGCAAGGAGCAGCGGGTAAAAGCCAGCCTGAGCCTACGCAAGCAGGTGCACACCACGTTGAACCAGATATGCAAGTCGGCCGTGTCGGACCGCATCCTGCCCACCAACCCGATGGGCGGCGTCCCGACCCCGAAGGACAAGGACGTCAGTCTGGCGGACAGCCGCAAGAACGAAGCCAACGAACGCACCGCATTCACCGTGGACGAGGCCAGACGCATCCTGAAGGCCGCCAACGATCTGGGCGTGAGGGACGGGACGAAGGAATGGTTCAGGCTGTGCACCGGCATGCGTCCGGGCGAGATACTCGGCGCATCCGTCCAAGACCTCGAACTGGGACGGATGAACGGCGTGCCATACGGCGAATACACCGTCAACTGGAAGCTGGAGGAGCTGAAGAAAGAGCATGGGTGCGGCGAGCCGGACAGGCGTGGCGTCTACCCGTGCGGGTTCAAGCGCGGCGCCGCGTGCCCCCGATGGCGGTGGCGCATCCCGGACGGCTTCGACATGATCGAACTGGCCGGCAGGTGGTGCCTCACCCCGCCGAAATCGAAGCGCGGCAGGAAGGTGCCGATCATCCCGGTGTTGGCCCAGACGCTAGAGGCGTATCTCGAAGCGACCGGTGACATGCCGAACCCGTATGGGTTGCTGTTCCGGCATGATGACGGGACGCCCATCGAACCGGAGGAAGACATCGGGAACTTCCGTCGGCTCCTGGAGAGCGCGGGCGTGCCCAATGCGGAGCATCGCAGCCGGCACGAGACGCGCCATACGGTCGTGACCATTCTCATGAGCATGGGCGTGGATTACGGGTTGGTGGAGGAGATCGTGGGGCATTCCAGCCGTTTGATGGTGGAGCATTACCGTCATGCCGGTTTGCAGGAGCGGTTGACGGCGATGGAGACGATGAACGCGGCGCTCGACCTGAGACAGTTGGAGCCCGCGGACAGACAGTCCTGAAACGCGGGAATGCCGTTGCGGCCCCGCCATGCCTATAATGAAGACACGCGGTCAGGATTTGCGGAAAAGACATGAAGCACGTAGATTTACCAGATTATCCAAATGATGGAGAATCAAACAAGGAGGAGTCATGACGGCGACACTCGCAGCGCCCAAGGCGCACAGAATCGGCAAGCCGATCATGCTGACGGACGCTGAGGTCAAGAAGCGCCGCAATCGACTGGAGAAAAGCTACGGCACCAAGGAAGAGCTCGAACGACGTGGCGAGAGGTATCCGTTGACCGCCGACGAATTTTGGGCGTTGCAGGACCTCGAATGGCTGGAAGGCCGTTGACCACGCCTGATGTGGGCCAGCAGGCCACCGATTTCGCGCAGCGCATCGAGACGTTGTTGCAGAACGTTCTCGGTGGAAACGATGACGGCTACGTGGCCGAACCGGAGGGCATGTCGTTGAGGGCGGGCAGGACGGGCTATCGGATAACGCAGAGGGATGCCCGTGGCGTATCGCTCAACTCCGATGGGGAGAAGGTCGCCGGATTGTCCTTTCGGTTCCATTGCTCCTGCCGTAACGAGAACTCGTGGCTTCAGATCGACAAGTCGGTGGTAATGGTCACTGCCGAACCCGAGCACGTGCCATTGTTCCATTACGACTACAACAGGGGGAAAACGTCGGAGACGCCCGGTGCGCACGTCAACATATTCGGTTCCAACGATGCCGCGACTCGCATCATGCTCAGCTGCGGCAAGGGGTTGAGAAGCAAGAGCCGCCGAAGGAGGTACATCAACGACGGGGCTTTCCCCACGTTCTCGACGTTGCATTTCCCTGTTGGCGGTGACCGATTCCGTCCGGGGTTGGAGGATGTGCTTCAGATGACCGTCTACGAGTTCCATATAGACGCCACAGACGATTGGGAGAAGCATCTTAACCAGAGTCGCGCGGAGTATCGTGAACGCCAGCTCAAAGCGCTTGTCAGGGAGTATCCCGACCTCGCGTGGGATGCGCTTACCGAGAGCGGTGCCGATCTTGCCGAGCGTCCGGAAAGGCCGCATAGGAGTGATCGGCCCGGAGTTCTTGTCAAATACTAGATTCCACGTGCGGGCTGCGTAGCTTTCTGTTATGGGTACGGGTTCACCGGCTCATTGGCAGTCCGAGGCATTGGCGCGCCCACCGTTCCACGGCATGGTTCTCCTCGTCGTCGCCAAGCAGGAGGAGGAAGCCGGCGTTCTTGCCGAGTGACGCGGGTTCCAGCTTCTTTATCACACCACGCTCCTGAAGGAAAATGAAGGCGTCGCTGACCTGCTTCTTGGCATTGCGCTCACGGCGCTTCATTGTTTCTTCGGCATTGCCGCTCAGTGCCTGTTCCGGTGTGAGGATAATCATTCCGAAGTCATCCGCTATCGAACGCCAGCCGAGCGTGTAGTAGCGGCATGGGGCGTTGATCTTGCGCAGTTTCTCGGGCGGTTGGTTGGCGGACCTGTCCCAATCGTAGGTTTCGTTTGCCATGTACATGAGCACGAGTTCCGCGAACGTGTTGATGCCGAAGTTCTTTCCGCGACGGTATGCGAGTTTGCCGGCGCGGATGGTGTCGTAGACCGCTTGCGTGTTCCTGTATCCCATCGGTTCCATGCTTTCCCTCCATGCCTCGGCGTATGCTTTGCGCATGGAGAATCGTGTGAGGTTTTCCATTTTGCCCCGATGCCTCTGGTCAGGTGTCGGGGTTTTCTTTTGTTACCTAAAACTATACAACAGTGTATAGCCAAGGTTGTATTACGTGGGTAATTAGAGATGTCGAACTGAGTAAATTCAGTATAACCCAAGCTATACATATACAATGTATACATGTTTTAACATTCTTTTACATGGCGCGGTGCGCCGGAATGAATGTGTCAGGATTATCCAGACGTGAAGAAACATTCACGCCCCGACGCTCGCGGTATGCGTCTCTTTTTCTCTGAATTCAGTGATCTTTCTCTGAATTCAGAGATCTTTCTCTGAAAACCACATCAAACAAAACCAACTAATGTAAAATCGAACGAACTAATGTAAAATCGAACGAACTAATGTAAAATCGAACGAACTAATGTAAAATCGAACGAACTAATGTAAAATTAAAGGTCTTATTTCCTACGCCACTCGAACACTACTCGTTAGACTGGTATTGGACCATTCCTTTCACTTTTAGCTAACGATGCCATTCAAGCACCACACATGAACACAAAAACACCCACTATACTTGACCGCATGAGCAACTATGAGCCAGACGAAGCCTACTTGGAAGGCTACAGGGAAGGCGTCGAACACGCATTGCAGGCCATCCATGACTACGCCGTAAACCGCGGCAACCGGTTCAGCATGCCGATAGACCCGCTGGAGATGCGTTACTGGGGTGATCCGATGAGGGACCATGCCGTCGTGTTCAAGATGACCGGAGCGAGTCTTGTAGGACATGAGTGCAATGCCATTCTCGACGCGGAGAGGTCGGTGCGCTACAAGCTGACCAAGATGATGAGCCGATAAGAAAGAGCCCCTCCCCCAGCCATAGCTGAGAGAGGGGCATTGTGTTCCATGCGATTTTTCGCACCCGAGTTTGAGTTTCGGGCGTGAGTTTGAGTTTCACTTCAACGATATTGCATAATTTAACATTACCGAACCCTCCGAGCCTCTTGCCTCGTGTCGTTCAGCTCAACGGGTATTCCCAGCCGGTGACGTCGCCGTCCTTATAGACCAGATACCCGTCCGTGGTTGGAAGGTCGAACACAAGCTTTCCTTGGGCCTTGCTGGCGGGTCCGATTTCGCTCGGCAGCATATCGGCCTGCGGTAGGCACAACGCCGCAGAACCATTCACGGGTGCGTTCGATATCGTGCCATCCTTGAGCACGTACTGCCAATCGCCCGTCACGCCCAGATACAGAGGCTGGTCGGTGGGCAAGTCCTTCGTGGTCTGTGCAGTCACGTCCATGACGACCATATGCCCGTTCTCCGGAGGCTCGGCATCCTCGTCGGTGCAGGGAGCGTCGAGCGTGATGTTCGTCACCGTCCAGCGTGCCAACTCCGTCTTTCTTGAGGCGTCAGCGTAGATGTATGCGGTGTCTCCGATGTGCTTCACGCGGTTCCCACGCTCGCTGGTCTCTGGTTCGGGCTGTTGCTGGGCTTGCTCGGGCTTCTTGTGCGGCTGATTGCCTTCGTTGGCTCCTTGTTGCGCCCCGCAGCCGGCAAGCAACAATAGCGCCGCAGTGAGCGTTGCCGTCAGTCTCATTCTTCTCATATCGTTCTCCTTTTTGATTCTCGGGCGGACGCCTGTGCGTCCGCCATGCCTGTGATGTGCCGCTCAAGTAGCGTCTGGTAATCCCTGGGCACTTGTAACGTTACCCCGAGTTCGACCGCCATGCTGTATGCCTCGCCGTCGTAGGTGGATTCGGCGAGCTGGCATTCGTCCGGTTCGATGCGCGTGCGTCACGGAATCAGAGGTACATGTGCTGTCGCACGTAGGCTTCGAACTCGCGGTTTTCTTCTGGCGTGCCGATGGTGAGCAGCCAGACCGCGTTGTTGCGTTTCTGCGGGCTTCCCTTGCGCAGGCATTTGATAAGTCCGGCCGCTTCGAGCTTCTTGGCGGTGAGGCTCAGACGCTGCATGGCCTTGAGCTCCTTCTTCGGGGCACGTGGCTCGTTCCCGATGACCTCGATCTCGTCGATGCCGTCGGGGAGGGTCATGCCGAGGGCGCGTGCCATCTCCAGCCAGCCGTAGGCGTAGGTGCGCGGCATTTTGCCCAGGCCTTGCGTCTTGTCATCCAAAGGCCAGTCGTAGGTGGCGGATGCCATCATGTACAGCAGTGCGAACTGCATTGGGTCGAAGCTTCTTGATTCGCCTCGCTTGATCGTGATGCGGCCTTGCCTTGTCAGTTGCTCAACGAGCTTCGTATTGCGGTATCCCACGAAGTCCATCGCTTTCCCTCCATGCCTTGCCTTATGCTTGGGTATGGAGAATCGTGGTTGGTTTTCCGTTCGCCCCTGAAGCTCTGAACCAGCTTCAGGGGCTTTTCTTTTGTTGATACAAACCATAACACACGTTATAGATTAAAACCATGTGTCTATTATTGTATTAGTCGTGTGGCATATCGTATTAATCAATAAATATACATATATACATATATAACATTCTTTTACAATAGAGCCGGAACGGAAAATCATGCGATGCGCGACCGTTCCTCCAACAGTCGCCGGTAGTCCTCAAGCACCTGCGTGGTCACGTTCAATTCGGCCGCCATATGCCATGTGTCCCCATCCCACATCCCCTCGGCCATGGCGAACTCGGCCGGGCTTATCAACATCGATGCCGTCTCGCGCCGGGCCCTACGCTCGCATTTCGCGCCGAACCGCGTGCCGCAGCCGAGATCACGGTACCTCGCGTGCACCAGCTCGTGGCATAGAGTGCAGAGCCTCTGCCGGTCATTGAGCCAGTCGGCAAGCCATATCGTGTTCAACCGTTCGCAGTACAGGCCGCAGGTGGTGCCCGGTATATCCGTCTCCAATATTCGCACATGCATGGTTCTGGCCTGTTGTTCCAAAACGTCGATGGTGATTCGTGACATTGTTCCCTTCGGTACTATTAGGCGGCGGCATCATGGGTGAATACCGCCGCCATGTTCATCGCTGTCGTCAGTCTTCCGGTGTTTCGGCTTCGAGTCTCGCGTTCGGGTCGTCGTTCGCGGCCATGTCGAATTCTTCACGGTAGATGATCGGACTGTTCGCCCAGTCGGCGTCCGCGTTTTCCTTGAGACGGCGTGCGAGTTCCTGAAGCAGCTCGTCATCCGAAGCGTTTATTAGCGCATCCGATATTTGTAGTTGTGATATATCGCTGTCATCCAGCAGCCCAAGCGCGACTAGACCGTTTATAGCTGAAACTCCGTATGCGCGGGCGATTTTCACGACATTTTCCGGAGAGAGCTTTTCTGGGAGCTGCCGATAGAGGGACGAAGGGACTATTCCGGTGTTGTCAGCCACGGTGTTAACCGTATCTGATCCGACTGTCTTTTTATACCATGTTGCAATACTCATGTTTTGCATTATGCAATACTTCCTCTAAACTCGCAACACGCCGAGTGTCGCTTCTTGCTTGACTTTTTTCGCAATATGCGATTATATGAATTGCAGAAAGCAAAAGAAATATTGCAGGTTGCGAAAGGAATCACTGATGGCTGAATACAAAATGCAGTTCCGAGACGGCTTCCTGACCCGAACCAAACTCATGAGCGGGCTCAAAACAGACGAAGCCTTCGCCGGAGCAATAGGAGTCAGCGAAAGCGTCCTAGCCAGAGCCAAAAAAACCAACGAATGCACACCACTCATGCTCATAGGACTCTACAAAGCATTCGGCTTCCAACCCGGCGAAATCGCCCAAATCAAACAAACCGCCTAACCACACACGCCAAGGAAACCATGATGGAAATCACCACACCACGCGGCACCCTCAAAGGCAAAAACATCGAAGCCATCCTCAGAAAATACGGGCGCGACTGCCTGCAAGGCGCAGACCTGCAAGGCGCAGACCTGAGCTACGCCAACCTGAGCTGTGCCAACCTGAGCTACGCCAACCTGAGCTGTGCCAAACTGAACTACGCCAACCTGAACTACGCCAACCTGAGCTGTGCCAAACTGAACTACGCCAACCTGAGCTGTGCCAAACTGAGCGAAGCCGACCTGTACCATGCCAACCTGAGCTACGCCAACCTAGGCAGGGCCAGACTGAGCTACGCCAGCCTGATCTGTGCCAGCCTACGCCATGCCATACTGCACCTTGCAGACCTGAGCTGCGCCAACCTGACCAACGCCAACCTGACCAACGCCAACCTGATCCACGCCCTCCTGTACTGTACCGGCCTACGCCGCGCCGACCTGAGCGGGGCCGACATGACCGGCGCAGACCTGTACGACGCAAGCCTACGCTACGCCCTCCTGCACGATGCCAACATGACCGGCGCCAACCTGAACTGCGCAGACCTGACCAACGCCGACCTGACCGGTGCCACTCATTTGGAACTCACCATCGCCCGAACTAGCATCCTCCCCGACGAAGGCGACATCATCGGCTGGAAAAAAGCAGCCGCAGACTATGGAAAACCGATCATCGTAAAACTCCTCATACCAGCCGACGCGCAACGCTCCAACAGCACGGGACGCAAATGCCGCGCCAGCAAAGCCCGGATACTCGACCTGCAAGACCTTGACGGCGACAGCCTCCCGCCGGACACCACGGCACGCAGCCAACACGACAGGCGCTTCGCCTACCAAAAAGGCGAAACCGTCCACGCCGAAGACTTCGACACAAACCGGTGGAACGAATGCGCCCCCGGCATCCACTTCTTCATCACACGCCGCGAAGCCGTCGAATACTAGGAGACCACAAATGAACAATGAAATCCAACAATTCGACTTCAAAGGCGCGGCACTGCGTGCGCTGACCGACGAGAATGGCGAACCATGGTTCGTCGCCAAGGACGCATGCGCAGTGCTTGAGCTCAGCAACGTTAGCCAAGCGTTGACACGGCTTGATGGCGACGAGAAAAGTTCCATCACTTTAAATGATGGAACCCCCGGAAACCCGAACAGGGTGATCGTCTCCGAATCCGGCCTCTACGCTCTCGTCCTCGCATCCCGCAAGCCGGAGGCCCACGAGTTCAAACGTTGGGTGACGCATGAGGTGCTTCCCCAGATCCGCAAAACCGGCGGCTACATTCCAACCACGGACGCGGATGATGACATGACCATCCTCGCGAAGGCCGTGATGATCGGCCAGCGCACCATGGACGCGCAGAGGCAGAAGATCGCCGAACAGTCCGAGCATATCAAGGCGTTGGAGCCTAAAGCGCGGTTCGCGGACGCGGTGGCCGCAAGCGACGGCACGTGCCTGATCGGGGAACTGGCGAAGATGCTACGTCAGAACGGTTTGGACATCGGACAGAACCGACTGTTCGAGATCCTGCGACAGGACGGGTATCTCGGCAGGATCGGCTCGAACCGCAACGTGCCAACACAACGCGCGATGGACTTGGGACTGTTCCGAATCAAGGAGACAGCGGTCACCCATTCGGACGGGCACGTGACCGTCAACCGCACCGCGAAGGTCACCGGCAAAGGCCAGACATACTTCATCAACCGCTACTGCCCACACAACAAGCCGGAACCAAAGGACACATTATGACAGACAGGCAAATCATCATAGAAGAAGAAATCCTCAACAAGGAGGAAGCCGCAAGATTCCTCAACCTCGGAATCGACAAGTTCCTGGAACTCTACGGGGTATGCGGTGACCGTCAAGGCGGCAAGACAATCACCTACAAGAAATCCGAGCTACTCACCCGATACGACGAACTCTGCAACCGATAAAGACAAGATCTCGCCCGCAAACCATCAAAGGAGCATCCGATGGACAGCAAGACCCACAACAAAGACCTGCGCAAGGCATGCGTGGAAGCCGTCTTCGACGAATTCGCCGAGCACGGCGACATGATTCGCCCGCAATACGCGGAACAGTGGGATGAAATCTACGCGAGCCGGCTCTTCGGCCACATCACCGGACCGATGAACATCGACGTGCCCGACCTCGTGGACGTCATCATCGACACGATCGTCAAGGAAGCGCATAAATGACCAGCCAACTACTCAACCCGCCAGCACCGCCGACACTCCACGAGACCGGATGCCTGCTGCTCGCATCAAGCGGCTTCTACATTCGCATCAACGAGGACGGCAGCGCCAGTCTCGTGGACGGCATCCAAGACATCACACTCGCGGACTTCACGCCAGCGGAAATCGAAGACATCGCCTACCAGCTCAACAACAAGGTGGGAAACACAAGATGAGCTGGATGGACGACGGAGGCTTCGAGATGAAAGTGCATCATGCCGGCAACCGTGACATGGTTCGGATGAGCATCAGAACGGTGCCGAATCATTTCGACATCCTTCTTTCCAAAAGCGACGTGCAACGCATCCGCCGCGAATGCAATCGAATCCTCAAGGAAATGGAGGCAGACAAATGAACGCATATCAGCCAGTTCTTGACCCTGCTTGCGGCGGGCGAATGTTCTGGTTCGACAAGTCAGACAGCCGTGTGCTCTTCGGTGACGTGCGCGACGAAAGTTGGGAACTATGTGACGGACGCAGATTCGAGGTCAGGCCGGACATGCTGATGGACTACCGCGATCTGCCGTTCCCTGACGAGACGTTCCGCATGGTCGTGCTCGACCCACCGCACTTGCGCAATGCGGGAGAGGCGAGCTACATGGCGCAGAAATACGGGTGCCTCGATCAAGAGACATGGCAAACCGACATCAAGACCATGTTCGGCGAGTGTTTCCGTGTCCTGAAAGAGCATGGCGTGTTGATTTTCAAATGGAATGAGACACAGATACCCGTCTCTCAGATTCTCAAGTGCACCACGTGCAAGCCGCTTTTCGGCAACAAACAGCCGAACCGCACCGGAACACATTGGATTGTTTTCATGAAGGAGATCGACAATGACCGAAGGATTTGATTTTAGCAACACGAAGCCGAACTACACGCTCCGCCGCTTCAAGACCCTGATCGCCATCATCGCCTGCACCGCATCGGCGACACTGCTGTTCACGTGGCGGACGGCGGACTCGACGGCCGCCACCGTCCTCGCCGGCATCATCTACCTGCTGACCGGCCTATGGCTGACCATACGGTTCGCGCCACGCGACTAGGACTTCCCGCCAGCCGACAGTCCAACGAGACAAACCGGTCAGGGGCGTTTCGCGGGCATCCACGTTCACCATGTCGGCGCACTCGGCTGGGCGACGGTTCGCCCGTCCACGGATTCCAATCCTCTTCTCTCTCTATCAAGAAACGCGGGCACTCCGGTACCTGCAAACCCTTTCAAGTCCGCCTGACGGTTTTTCACTCGCCGTCGGCCGCGCCACCGGCCGTGAACGCGTTCAGGTCGCGTTCCAACAGTCAAAGGGGCGTTAGGAATCCAAGGACGGCATCGGTTCGACTCCAATGCCAGCCACTCAGCCCCATCCACTCGTCAGGGTGGGGCCCACAACTTGCAACAAGCAAAGGAAAGCCAATGAGCGACAACCTCGACCGCATCAACGCACGCATCGGAGGTGAAGCATGAGCACGATACGCTACATCCGCCTGTTCAGCGGAATCGAAGCCGCCACCGTCGCATGGCGCCAGCTCGGGTGGAAGCCAATCGCATACGCGGAAATCGAACCATTCCCCAAAGCCGTGCTCAGACAACACTACCCGGAAGTACCAGATCTAGGAGACATGACCAAAGTTGACTGGAAACAATACCACCATGCGGCAGATGTCGTTGTGGGAGGAAGCCCCTGCCAGGCATTCAGCATCGCCGGACTCAGGAAGGCTCTGGACGATCCACGCGGCCAGCTCATGCTCGAATATCTCCGAGCTTGCGCAGAGATTGATCCGGAATGGATCGTCTGGGAGAACGTGCCCGGAGTACTGTCGGCTGAACGCGGACGGGCTTTCCAGTCGCTCCTTGAAGCCGTGGCCGAACTCTGGCCTGATGGGGGGGGGTGCATGGAGAGTGCTGGACGCTCAGTTCTTCGGTGTGGCCCAACGACGCGAGCGTGTGTTCCTTGTCGTCAACACTAGAGACTGGCGACGTGCCGCCCCGGTTCTTTTTGAGCGCGAAAGCCTGTGCTGGGATCATCAGTCGAGCAGAGAGAAGAGGAAAAGCCTTGCCGGAGGAACTGCTGGCGGCGTTGGAAACGCAGATTCAGGCATTGGAAACTTGACCCACGGTGAGAACCAGTCTCGGAGAGTGCACTCGTCCGACGGAATCGCCCCGACATTGCAGGCTCGTGAGAACGGTGGGCAGGATCAGTCGGCTGTCATGCTGGACTTCCACCAGCAGGATGGAAGGTTCAAGGTCAGTGAACATCCGGACCTGTCAAACACTCTCACCTCTCACATGGGAACCGGTGGGAACAATGTCCCACTTGTGAAAGCGTTCAAATGGAATCAAGGGGAACGCTCCCGCAGCCTGGCGATCGGCGATGTGAGTCCGACATTGAGTACTGACCATAATCCAGCCATCTACGAGATAGCGGGAAACATCGTCGGACGAGACCATATGAACGGCGGGCATCAGCTTGGTGTTGCCGACCCGGACGAAAACGGCGCTTTCACATTGACTTCCACTGACAGACATGCGGTGGCTGAAATCGAGAGAGAAGTGATGTGCAGTGCGGACAGCCAGGCGAACGCGGCACGGTGCTTTGATCTTGCGCCGACACTGGTGGGCCATGCTTGGAAAGACGCCCCATTCATCTATCCGACAGCCGATGGGAGAGACTAATGGCCCTTATCGGTACGCACAACGACCAGTTTCTACATACGGAGGATTCACATATGGATGGGTTAACCGTCAGAAGACTAACCCCATTGGAATGCGAACGGCTCCAAGGGTTCCCGGACGGGTGGACGGATATCCCATGGAAAGGCAGAAAGCATTCGCCGGACGGGCCACGATACAAGGCGTTGGGGAATTAAATGGCCGTTCCGGTCATGAGATGGATCGGCGAAGGGATTCAACTCGTGGAGGACAACAAGGAACTTTTCAAGAAGGAAACCACATCATGAACGAAAACAAACCACAGGTGGCAACATGGGCGCTCTGCGTCGACATCGACACCGACAACCCGGAATCCGACCCAGGACTCATCTGCACACTCGACATGCCGCTGGACGCATTCAAAGGCGGCCTGATCGGCGTCACCCTGGCCGCCAACATGGACGAGGCCACCGCGCTTGCCGCCCGAGTCGTATGCCAGTCAATCGACAAGGCGCTAAAAAGGCACATCGAACGCGG